ATGTAATCTAGACCCCAATATCATGTATTGGTCTAAAACATTACTTAAATAGTTAGAAGAAAGGGCGAAAAAACTCCGCCCCAAAAGATATTCGTACCAATACCTTTTTTCCTGACGGGGCTAAAACTTCTCTGTTTAATTCTAATTTAGGTTCATTATCCGAAATGAATTTTGAAATAAATTTAGAGTCCATGATTGGCATTTTACTAATAAAGTCTTGGATAACAGATTGTTCCGTTGAACCGTCAACTTCAACGATTTGTCGTAATAATTTATTAGTGACAGTTGGTGCATATGATGAACCAATATAAGTCTTATTATATCGATTTAAATCGTTTAGCTCCCCAAATGTTAATATCTTTAATTTAACATTTTTATTAGATTTAGGTAGTGTCACACTAAACAAACCCCTACTATCAGGTTCAACTTCAGGTTTTCTAAACTCAATTTCGTCTAAAGAAATTTCTGTTTGGAATTGTTTTCCTGTTTCAGGGTCAATTGACGTGAATTTATATTCACTACCAAATGAAGTATTTCTAAGAAACACTAAAATTGCCTCAATATCCCCCTCGAGCATTTCCTCAGGTCTCAAATCAGGTTCGTACATTTTACTTCTAACCAAATTAATGATTATCTGTTGTCCGTCCATATTCGCAGCAGATGATAACATGTTTTCATCAACAGCCGTTAAATAACCTACTTTAACACTTTTTTTATTATTTTTGTAAAATTTACCTTCACTTGGTAATTTGACTATGTCGTGTGGTAGATTTAAGTTTTCCTGAGCAATTTTATTGTCCATAAATGTTTTTGTTTATAAAATAGTTGTTTAATTTTTATTTGTAAATAAAAAAGTCCCATAAAGGGACTTTATTATTAATATTTTTAATTGGATTTTAGTAAACTAATACACAATAGTCAGGTCTTAAAGTTGCCTTAATATCTGCCAACTTATCATCGTCATAAGATAACGAACCGAAATCAACACCTGTTAAGAAAGTACCAATTAATAACCACTTTTCAATAACAACACCTGTTGGGTCTAACATATCAAGTTCAAGGTCTCTCTTGTAACCCGCAGCGTATCCCATACGACCCGTTACAGACTCAGCATGTAAACGAACCCACTCCATAAGAGCTTGAGCTGCAGAAGGTCCAATAGGGTCTCTAAATGTCACGTCAATACTTTCCCAGTTGTATCTACCAGCAACATATCTTGACGTATTTAAAAATGGAATTTCAGTTTCCGCAATTTTGATGTTTGGTCTAGATGTTGATTCTACAAACCATTCATTAATACCTAAGTTATCAAACTTTAAAATGAACCTGTTTTTTCTTTTGGGTTCATAAGGTATCGGCATTTTCATTAGTAAATCAGCCATATTTTTTCTTTTTTAATTTCTTTTAGTTTATTATAAATACTACCAAAATAAAATTTTTCTATTTACTTTGGTTTTTTTTATCCCAAATTTGCAATAAGACCAGTTAGTTATTAATAATCTTTTTTAACTCCTCCATGTGTTGAAATTGTTTTAACAATATTCTCTGGGTCTTTTCCTAATTCTAATTTAACTTTTTCTAAATTTCTTAAATCATCATCTGAAAAACCTATCTGTGGTATAAATCGGTTAGAAATGTCATTTTTAAACATTCCTGGTTTTTGTAATCTTTTCGCCAAATATTTTACGTACTGTTGGAACTCTCTTAAAGCATCAACTTTACCTTTTTCAGGACTTTGAGCTGAACCTGCTCCGAATGTTACCGGATAATACTTATTCATATCCATGTAAGCATTAATTAACTCTTCATTGGACATATCTTCTTCATCCGCGAACTCTCTGAATTTCCTCAAATTTTTAACAAGTTCTTTTTTTGATATCCCTTTAAAATTAGTATTTATCATGTTTTCAATAGCCTTTCTAATAACTAAAGGAGAATGTCCTCTAGCCGTTACAATTGAAAAAATTGACCCCCCATTAATTGCCTCCACAAAATCGTCCCATGCGGGTCCTGTCTTAGCTAACATTGAATCAACTATAAATCTCTTATCCCCTTTTGTTGAAAAGTATCTAAATGGGTCCTCAGCAAACCCAACAATTTCTTTACCTTTATATTCAAAAGGTTCAACACCAATTTTAACACGGTATTCTGCAAAATCTTCTGTAGACATTCCAACTTCATTTCCTTCACTATCTTTTAATATGATTTGTGTCGGCATCATCATGATATTGTCATCCCAATCAAATGCATAATACTTTAAATCAGGTGTAATTTCTTCTTTAAAATTCTCAACTAAAAATACTTTCATATTACATAAATATCATATAAATAAAAAACCCCCACTAATGTGAGGGTTTTTATAATTATTCGTTAATATTAGATGTTCTCGAAAGATGCTCCCGTTGGAGTAATCAAGAATTCAATATCGATAAATTCAAGAGCTTTAGTTGGTTTAATGTAAATCTTACCTACTAATTGGTTTCTATCTAAGTCTTCAGGAGTGTTAGAAACTGTAACTCTAAAGTCATACAAACCTCTGTCTCTACGAATCGCGTCTAAGATAGGGTTAACAGAATCTAAGAACTGTTGTCTAACGATATTGTCGTTTTGTTCGAACAACAATCTTACAGCTACAGCTGAAATCAACTTACGAGCTTGTAATAACAATCTTCTAACGTTAATTCTGTCAAGAGCAGATTCCGCAACTTGTAATGTTTTATTACCCCAGATAACCGTTCCAACATCATTGAATGTTGCGATTGGGTTGATTCTACCTTTGTACAAAGTATCTCTATCTTCTTGAGTTAAACGTCTTCTTGCTCTAATTGCGTTTACTACACCTCTTGTGTAACCTGCAGTTGCGAACCAAGGGAATGCGATATTATCAGTTAATGCTAAGTTTCTTGTAACTTCAGCAGTCGCTGGTAAATAAATTTGTGTGTTATTTACAGTATCACGAGTTAATACCCATGGGTAGTAAGTTGCAGTGTAGTTAGAATCGATACCTGAAGTTTCTAATGAATCAACAATTTCTTGAGGGTAAATTAAGTTATCCATAGATGTTGATGGTTGTAACAAATTAAAGTCAGGTGTTGTTGCGATGTAAATAGAGTCAGCTCTATCGTTCTCAATCATATCGATTGAAGACTCAACTAAGTTAGAGTTGTTAACAAAGTCAATACCTGGTGTTACAAACACATTGATATTAGTTACCTCAGGGTTATTAAATGATTGAATACCCAATAAGTATGCGTAATAGTCAGTATTTGCGTAGTCAGTTGTATTATCTTCCACAGTGATTGGTTTGAATAATCCCCAACCTGTTGAATCAGGGTATCTTGTACATCCAGCTAATTGACCCGCTTTATAACCACTTTGTCCTAAAACAAATGAGTCACCGTTAGTTCTGTATTCTCTATAGATATCCCATCCATCAAATCCACCTTGTACTAAGAATGTGAACTTTCTTGAGAAGATTCTAAAGTATGGGTTGTCAGAATTAGATGGGTCTGAACGGAATGATGTTTGACCAACTTCAAATGCTGATTGACCAGATGTTGCGTAAGAATTGGCAATTGTTACAACAGTCGCTCCACTATCCATGTGGAAACCTTTAGTAACTTTATCCCACTCAGTATACGAACCTTCATTACACCAGCTTCCTTGGTAGTTTTGTTTACCTTTGTAAGCGAAAAAGTCTGAGTCATATCCGATAGAATCCGAAATACCTAAGTATGTTCTTCTGATGTTATCACCAGGACTTAGTACTGCGTCGTCTCCATCCGTTGAACCGAATGGTGGGTTGTATATTTCCTCACCTGGAATATCATACTTAGTCTTATAGATTGGGAATGGAGAATCTTTACCTGAGTAAGTTCTTGTAACATAACCTTCAAATCCACAAGGCATTGAGTCGATAGGTGCGTCAGAGTTTAATTCTAACATGATAAACTTAGAGTTGATTGCGTATTCACCGTCAAAAGAACCAACTTTTTTACCAACATAACTATTAAGATTTGGGTCCATAGTAC